GCCAAGAAGTTTGTGTAAGCGTTAGAAGCGCTAGAAGCACCGTCAGCTACAATGTCATCTCGGTTAGCAGTAGCACCAGCAGTGTTGATAGCTGCAAGCACATAAGTATCAATTTCAGGAATCAATACGTTCTTAGTAGCTTGTGCTAGGTACTGAGCAGGCTTTCGGATCATCATTGTGTCCTGGAAGTTGCTCTTGTCGATAGTTTTAGTCCAAGCACGATCTCTTGAAAGAGTCCATGTTTGTACAGTGTCCTGCACCTCATCTGGTGAACCGTAACGGTTAGCACCTGATGGTGTGTAGTCTCCCATTGTAGGGTCAGTTAGTGTGTAAACTTTGATAGCGTTAGTGCCATCCCAGTCCCAGTCTTGGTTTGTTGCAGATTTAGTTTTGCGACCATGTTTCATGATGTCTGAAACTTTTGGAGCAAACTTTGTTGCTAAGTTAATAGCCATGAGGTTAATCCTTTTCTATTAGGACTCTAATCCCATTTAGCGACTTCCTCATCGAAAGCAGCCATGTCTGGGTCAACAGGCTTCTCTTTAGGCGCTCGGCTTGGCAGTGTATCGGTGCGAGACTTTGTTTTCACTCCGTCTTTCACCTGCTGTCTCGCTCCGGCATTAAGAATCCTGCGTATAGAGTCAGCTTCACTTTGTAAATATTCGTACACATCGCCTGTAACACTTATCGGTTCGCCGTTGGTGTCGTACTGAACATGCTTTGCCTCATAGTCTTCTAATCGGCGAGCTAGTTCTTCTTTCACTTCTGGTGTACCAGTACGGAACAGATCTATGCTGGCAACGGCTTTTTCAATTCCGCTATCGAGCTTGCTTCTGTTACGTTCCACCTTGTTGTTGTAGGCATCCACCTGGAGTTGGCGAAGGGCAAGGTCTTTGTCATCTTCTGCCTGTTCAAGATACTCCTGCTGTTGCTTTAACTTTTCAGCCTCTTTAGCTTGCTTTTCAGCAATCCTGCGAGCAGCCATTTCAGCGTTATGTTTCTTGACATCTTCTGAGGGCGTACTTTCCTCTTTAGATTCCTCCTCTGCAGGTTCGTCTTTCGATTCCTCTGCAACATCTTCTTCTGATTCTTCCTCAGTTTCAGCAGGTTCGGTGTCCTCCATCTCGTATTCGCTGTCATCGGACTCATCTGTTTCATCGTCTTCTACATCATCGAAAGAAGTTGTATCTTCTTCTAAATCTGCAGCGACATCTGTTTCTGGAGTTTCCTCATTAGTTGATGTATCTACTACTTCCTCGGTAGTAGGTTCAGATACGCTAGTATCTTGTGTTGTATCCTCGGCCATACACTCTCCTTTTCAGCTTTATAGATTGCGAATCTCTGTTATTAGTTACGAACTTTGAGTCGGAGGAGACTCTGTTCGGGATACCTGCGAGGACGTATCCCGAACACAATCGCCTCTTATGGAGTTACATAGCGGCCTTTCTGAACCAGAACTCGTGCATAGCGTGTCCAGCGTTCTCACAAGTCGCCTTAGCGCCCCTGTTTGTCCAGATATGGTTCTGAGTAGGTAACTTATCTAGCTCTAGTACGAACTCGCTCTCTTTACGCATTTGTTCTTGTATTTCTTCATAGCTCAAGTTAGACTGTGACTCTTTGATCTCGTCTTGGCGCTTCTTGTAAAACTTACCCATTTACAGGCTCCTGACCACGTTTTTTAGGCTTGTCTGCCATAATGGTCTTAATCTTAGATTCAAGGGCTATAATCAGGGCCTCGTGGCGTATACGCACAATTCTCTCTACTCGTAGCTCGTCATCAGATGTTTTGGTATCAAAGTAGACACTGCGTATGTCGTATAGACCTTCTCGTTCTTTCATTAAGAGTTCTAGCACTATATCTGCAGCAGGTTTAAGCTTGCGCTTGGCTTCTTCTTTAGATTCTTTCTGCAACTCTCTTGGAGTTTTAGGCTCGTTACTAGCGCTCGTTATACCGGTGTATAAGTAGGAGTCGTTACGCATAATTTAGCGCCTCCAGTTCACCTAGTCGCTGTGCTAGGTTCATGATCTGTTCCTGTCCAGCACCCTGCATTTCAGCCTCACGCATAGCACTAGCGATATTCTCAGATACTCCGTACTCTTCAGCTATAGCCTGTATGTTGACAAGTTCTTGCTCGTCTTCTGGGTCTAGCTCTGGTTGGCCTTGTGGTAGTTGTTCTGGTGCCACAACTTCACCCTCAATAGGCTGTTGCATAGGATCAATAGGTTGACCAGTAGTAGGGTCAATCTGTGCTTGTTCCATATCCTCTGGTGATATATCTTCAATAATCTTGTCGTTCTTAGCTGTCAGCTTAATGATCTCGCTAAATAGTTCGCCAAGGTTTAGCCGCTTACCAGACATCTGTAGTGACTGCTCTAGGGTAGGATCACTAGCTCGTAGTTCTACAACTTTCAGTAGTGCCTCTAGGCGTTGCTCTTCGTCACTGGCCTGATCTGATTCAGCATCCATCTCAAAGTCAAAGTTAGCCCTAGCTTCATCCCAGATGACTTCTAGCTCATTAGTAAGTGGTTCACCGGCTTCGTCTACTGGAAACTCTAAGCCAGCTTTAGTTAAGATGTCTCGCTCATCATCACTGAGTCGCATTAAGTCTGTACCCTGCTTGTTAGCAAAGTGGGTGTTAATCATAGATCGTGCCACAGCTTCGTAGGTCATGTCTACGTTGTCTTTAAAGTCCTCATCATCTATAGACAAATTTTGTTGCTGGAACTTCACACCTGCAGGGGTTTTGGAATAGTCTTGGTCGCCAGAGCCACTAGAAATAGACGTATCGCCAGTGGGTATCATCTGGTTCAACTTGATCTTCTGCATAGACATACGCTCAGGTAGTGACTGGTAGATCTGAGTAGATATGTTCATTCTCTCTACATCTGCTTTGCCACGCATCCACTGAGCATCTTCTGCGTATATGAATGAGTCTAAGTCTGTTTCAGATAAGTCTCCACCGATCATTATTGGTGGTCTAAAACCTGTTTGAGTAGCAAGTACATCGTACTGGTTGTAAAGATCAAGTACGTTCTGAGTACCACCGGCAAGCTTCACAATGCCTATACCGTATGGGTTAATAAAGTCTTGGTAGCAGTATAGGAAGTGTACTGGTACATCACCAGTGGGATCAGGGTTACTCCATTCACGTATCTTAGTTTTAGTACCTGGGTGGTACATATAAAATGGTGCTTCTACGCCACGCTGGAAGATGATGCAACACTTGATACCTTTTTGTCGTACAGTCTCATCACCTTCACCTCGGTGATCTTCATCAACATCACGTGCTTCTTCTTCCTGTTTAGCATCAAGAATCTTCTGCATTTCATCTACGTGCCACTTGTTGTAGCCTTCTGAGTCTTCTTTAGTCTCAGTCTTGGCTCGCTCAATCATATCTATCCACTGTTGCTTGGTGTAAAAGACATCCCAGAAGAATATGTCTGAATCGTAGTCAGACACCTTACCTGGCTCTATTTTAATATCTTGAGGTTGTGCGACTATGAAGTCTGCACCAATGTAGTCACCACGTTCTACGAATAAAGTGATGAGTGGCACTGAGCCATAAATTGCTGCTTTTCTAACTGCATCTTTCCATTTACGGTGGAAGGGAGCTTGTGAGTTAGCATTAGGGATAATCTCGTTTTCCCACTGCATGTTGGCAAGCTCGGTAATCCAGGCATCGTCTGTGTCTAGGGCTTTAGCTCTACCCTTTTTCTGTGAGTTGATTATTCTCTTAGGTAGCTTGTATAAACTGGCGGCAAGTGTGCCGTCATTAGTCTCAGGTAGGTCGGGGTCAAGATCTTCTAAGAGTCCGTTTTCAGCGAGTCGCTCGTACTCGTGGTAGTCCTTGCGCCAGATCTTAGATTCGCCTTTAGCTTCCTCGTAAAGATCGTACAGTTCCTTCTCTTCAACTAGATAAGCCAACGTTCACGACTCCTAGTAGGGTCGTGGTTACGCTGGCTACTTTTATCACATTATAACATACCGCTAGTGTTTGGTCTAGCGCCGTTTGAAATCTTCTCGCTTGATAGTGTACTGCTTGATAATACGGCAGGGTTTGCCCCATTCATCAACAGTGATTTTAAGATCTAACTCCTTGGTTTGATGTTTAGAGATAACATCGACACAGGCTACTAGGTCAGATAGAAAGTCGTTATAGTTAGTTCTAATACTCTTAATAACGTCAGTCTTTCTACCCACTAGTTCCTCATAATATGATTCGGTTACAGCCATAATAGTCTCATCATCAGATGGCTCGTAGCTGGTAATCTTTGTGTGTTTTGGATCGTCTATATCACTCATCTATACCCTCCGATTTACTCCACTCCTTAAATGATTTAGTGTCTAAAGCCTCTACCTCGTCAAATGTTAGCTTCCGGCGTTTGTCTATGCGTATTTCCATAACATTGTATGGAGTGCGGTACATCTTATCCTCGGTGTAGAACACGTCGTACATGCCTTTCTGTCTATTAAGATCATCGTATTGATCCTGTGTCATCATCAGTATGTCTGGTACTGGTACTATGAGTTTAGATTTAGCGAAGCTTTTTACTTCTTTAATGATACGATCAGATAGCTCTTGACCATGTAGCTTCCAGCTAGTTATGTCTAGGGTGTTCATAGGTGTAACCTCACTCTCTTTCTCGGTACTCTAGTTCTTATAGGAATAACTGTGGGTGACTCCGATTGATACAACTGCCAGGCAATAGCTAGTGCCATGATTAGGTCATCGTGTGCGCCCTGTTCTGCTTGGGCCTTCCAGCTTGATGATGTCTGTGAAATGATAAATGCAAACATCTCGTTAATTGTTGGCTTATCGTAGATAGTAATTAGTCTATTATCTATAGCTTCTTTGAGCATTGAGAGCATAGTTGGTCTGGTGGCTGAGTTTGTTGTGTACCCCAGTTTGTGACTAGATTCAGTAGTCTCAGTTGTTCCGACTTTGGTTTGCTCTGTAAATATCCTGTATTTGCCATTTCTATTAAGAGTTGCGAGGCGCTCCAGTTCTGCAACACCTCCATTGTTACGTTCAAAAGCAACCACTGGTTTAACTTGTGTTTGGTCATATATCTTCTCCAGTTCTAGGTGTATTAGTGGTGTCATCTCAGTAGCTAGTACCTTGGAGTGGTAGACAACAGGTACGTCTAGATTGGTTTTAGATAGGAACTGTACGGCACAGTAGTCTGTACCGCCCCAGGAAGTATCTGCTGCTACAACAAAGAACTCGCCTTTCTGGTATTGCCGGTAGCGTCTAAAGCTCATACCAGTGACACCTGTTTAGGTTTAGCATCTTCTTGAGCCATAACACTGAGCCAGTATTTTATTCTAGCTTCTGCTATTGGGATGTACTCTTCAGTTAGTTCTACACCCTCAACGTACTCCCAGCCTGCTTGTAATGCGCCTATCATCTCTGAGCCTGAACCTGAGAATGGTACGAGTAGTCTACCGCCTGTTGGTGGTTTGATAAGGGTTGCTAGGTATTTGGTTAGGGATAGGGGTTTAACTGTGCTATGAAAGTTTTTGCCGTCTGATACGCTTATCAATAACCGCTTGTTTGCTTGAGCAGGATTTACACCGAGAGCTAATGCCGTCTGGTCGTTTATAGTAGCTATCAATGTGTTGGAAGATTCCGCAGACTTTACAGGGTTTCCACCACTCGCCATCTCTAAGTTCACACCCAGAGTGCTTTCGTTTGTGAGTAAGCCAGTCAACCAGTTCAAGATTACTGATGTCGTTGTTGAGCTTGTTGTGGTCTTTGTGGTGGACTTGGTGTTTATCGGGTACTTTTCCGTGTACTGATTCCCAAACAATGACATGCTCCATTCTGTACCGCTTTTCGTTCCTATCCCAGATTCGGCGGTAGCCTTTAGGTGTGAGTTGTCCATAACCACCTGGAGCTGTGCTAAGTTTTCCTGCCTTGTTATATTGTTTTCGCATATCTCTAATTGTACCCTAATTGACACAGTACTGTCAAGCCCTTTACTTCTCTCAGCCCGACTTGCTTTAGCTGTGTAGAAGTAGCGTGAGGCAGAGCCTGAGTCGCCATATCCTACATCTTCCGTATTAGTTGGGTCATTTGCATTAAAAGTAACATTTTTACTAGCAACAATGCCTTTGTTTCTTCTAACCGCCACTCCTGCTTTTGTCTGTGGAAACACCGCCTCTACTTCATCAGAGCCGTCATGGATTAGGTTGGCAGGAAAGCGACCAGTAGCTTCTGTTGCTATAAAGTCTTGATGTTCTCCACCGTCACTAGTTCTACGACCCATACTAGACTTAACTATTTGCCCTCCCAACTTCTCCGTTCCCACTCGACACTTATCAATCGCAAGTCCACCAGTACCATGCTTGAGTACATTACCTGCAACTGTCATGCCTTTGTCTAGGGGTTTACGGGCTAGTACACAAGGCTCGTGAGCTGGTTTAAGGGCTGTGCCGTAGCCTTCCCATTCGGAAGTGCCTTTGGTTTCGTCGAATGGTTTATCCCAAACATAGTTGTCATCATCGTAAGTGTTAGCTCCACCGCCCTTATTGCCGTCAGTTCTAACTCTCGTTACCTCTCGCTTATTCCCCTGTATCTTATCCACCGCTTTACCAATATTCAAACTCTTAGGAAAACCACTCCCATACATCCATATCAACTGATCCCGTATCTCAAACCCTGCATCTTCTATTGCTACTGCCATACGGTGATAGGTTCT